TGGATGAACTTCTACCAAAAGAAGATATTCAATATTTGATCAAAGAAAACAGAGTAGAAGGATTGCCAATTGGATATTTGAGGGGATTAAACTGGAATGCAAAAGCTGTGGTGGGAGATGAGTTACAGAATTGCACCAGAAAAGAATTGATCACCATGATGACAAGAACTGGAGAATTTTGTAAAGTATTTATGTGCGGAGATCCACAACAATCTGACATTGGAACAAGATCTGGTTTTGGAGATATATTCAACTTGTTTAATGATGATGACAGCAAAGAAAATGGCATATATACATTTGAATTCACAGATGATGACATTCTTCGCAGTGCATTGACCAAGTTTATTGTAAAAAAGATAAAGAGACTTGGCTAATATAAAAAGTTCTTGTTATAAAAGGAGCGGATTGATATATATTTTTCAAATAGATTGATATTTATAATGAAAAGATACTATGTCTAATCAGAAAACATCTCAACTTCGCAGAGTAAGTGGTAGCCAGCTTGTTTATGGCGATTTGATTCCTATAGTGGATGTGTCTGAAACCACGGTTTGTGCCACGGGTGAAACCAAAGCAATTTCTGCCGGTGATTTGGCTGCATATGTTGTATCTGGAGGATTCTTGGAAGTATTCACGCCAATGCATGGCTATCAATCCGCCAATGGACTTGTGTTTGATCAATATATTGCACCAGCGTCAGATTTGAATTTGCGTTGTTATGGAGAATTTCCAGAAGTTGGAACAGAATTTAGTTTGATGGTTCGTGCATTTATTCCGTCGTCCATGTACCCCGATCCACCAGTATCTCGTGCAATTTTTGGTATAGGAGAATCTCAAGAAACACTTGTGTCCGGTAGTCTAGCTGTGTCTGCTAGTCAAGCCGCATATATTGGAATGGAAAATAATGATTTGATTGGTTATACATACGACGGAATTACTGAGAAAAGAATTGAAGTACCCGATTTTATGTGTGATTACGAAGACAAAGTTTTTGAAGCAGTTCTAACCAGAAATTCTTCTGGTACTTTGAAGTTGTATTTGAACAGCACATGGATTGGAACATTGAGTGGTTCTGCAACACCAATTTCATCATCATATGTGGTTATGGGCAATGGACATTCTACTGCATTCAATATTGATTGTATTGTATATGAAGCGCATGTATTCAATACAGAATTGACCGCCAACAAAGTTAAAAGCATTTTTTATAGTGGCGTAAATAATTCAGATACAACATTGATTGCTTCTTATACTTCGCCAAATTTAAATCCAGGACCAACTCAATGGTTGGATTCAAAAGGAACAAATCATATTTTATTACCAGTGTCTGGTGCAAGAGCAAGCAATCCAGATAAAGAATTTAGTTTGAGATTCAAGAGTGATGGAACATCCAGTTATCTTGGTAATGGAAACAAAAGAGATATTCTTCCAGATAATTATATTTTGACAGATGCATTTGTTTATTCAACTGGTTCTCCATTGTTGTCAATTGGATCAACATCATCTGTTGCACCAGTTGGTGCAAGTGGAATACATTCATGGAACAATAACAGAGTTCCATTAACCAATGCAATTTACAGCAGAAACAATCTGCAATTGTTAGAATTGGGTGTAGCACATACAGATAAATCAATTTATGTGTTTTATAGTTCAAGTGCGGCACCATGTACATTTAGTTTTGAAGGATATATTTCTGACTATGGTCCATCAACATATTCACCGCCAGCACCTGTGATCATAAGTAGTTTGTATGAAACTGCAACAAATACTATACCATATAGTTATCAAATTTTAGCTACAAATTATCCACTGATTTATAGTGCATCCAATTTACCAACTGGTCTTTCATTGAACAATTATACTGGGTTGATTTCTGGAACTCCATCCGCCGTTGCAAATACATACTATGTTCAGCTATTTGCTGCAAACTATGATGCAACCGGAAGTGCGTTTATGACCATGTCGTTGGCACCTGCGCCAACGCCGACGCCTACACCGACGCCTACAGCGACGCCGACGCCGACGCCTACAGCAACGCCTACACCGACAGCAACCAGCGTTGGACCGACAGCAACGCCTACGCCTACACCAACGGCAACCAGCGTTGGACCAACAGCAACACCGACACCAACGCCAACGGCAACCAGCGTTGGACCAACAGCAACACCGATGCCAATTCCGACGGCAACCAGCGTTGGACCAACAGCAACACCAACACCAACGCCAACGGCAACGCCAATTCCTACCCCAACGGCTACATCACTGACACCATTCGTAGATGTTGGATTTATAATAGAATCATCTCCTGGTAGATTTGATGTGCATTCTTCGGCATATGCATACTCACAAACATTTAGTTCACATACAATACAATTGAAGTCCGCCGCATCGGAAGCCGGTCTTGCCGGTGCGGGATATGTTACAATTGGAACAAATGTCGCTCCTCCGAGTAATGTAGGCGCAAACAGCGATTACTTGCTTGTTACAAATGCTCAATCTGGAATAGTAGCAACTCCTCCATATTGGATCAGAGCCAGAGCAAGCGTTACAACTAATACTGGAACTTATCTAAGTGCAGAACAAACTTACAATTTTGGGACCGGTGCACCAACGCCGACACCGACACCGACGCCGACGCCGACCCCAACGGCAACACCGCAACCAACACCAACGCCAACGGCAACACCGCAGCCGACACCAACGCCAACGGCAACTGAACCAGCGCCAACGCCAACGGCAACTGAACCAGCGCCAACGCCAACGGCAACTGAACCAGCGCCAACGCCAACGGCAACTGAACCAGCGCCAACGCCAACTGAACCAGAACCAACGCCAACTGAACCAGAACCAACGCCAACTGAACCAGAACCAACGCCAACAGCAATACCGTGTCACGAACAAACTTGGGTTTGGTCGCAAACGAAGGTGTATGACGACAGCGACCCGGAGAATCCTGTATACTCGTATAGTAATTATAGTATCAATACTGGAGTATATACTAGGTGCGATGGAGCATCCGAAAGTTATGTTGTCGGACCCGTTGTTGGTACTGAAGACGATGCGAGTTATTTGACAACGGGCGGAGCAAATGCCCACACCGCATGTGTGCGGGGCGCTGGCTCGCCATCTTGCGTAGGATAATTATGAAAACACTGGAACATACATCCGAAGTGATTAGACCGGCTTTAATATCGCTATCAACTAAAAATACAAAAATGGACCTTATCAGAGATGGTATTCGATATAAAATATGCGGAGGCTTATGTACAGGAATTTCCGAAATACGCCTACTAACTTCCGTTAAATCACCATATCTGATTATCTGCGACACGGATATTATAGAATATTATTAAACAATTGCCAATGGGAAAAATTGTTTAATATTTTTTATAATTTGTATATATACAAGTAAAGGTTATAAATGTTATATGCTCAAAGATAAAATATTCATTCAAATTGCATCATATCGCGATCCGCAACTTGTCGCAACAATAAAAGACTGCATAGCAAATGCAAAACATCCAGAAAATTTAGTATTTTGCATTGCATGGCAACACGCTCCCGAAGAAAATATTGATGAAATAAAGTCTTTGTCAAATATAAAAATAATTGATATTGATTACAAACAAAGTAAGGGAGCTTGTTGGGCAAGAAATCAAATTCAACAAAGATACAATGATGAAGAATATACTCTACAGCTTGATTCACATCACAGGTTTGTAAAAGATTGGGACGAGTTGGTTATTGGAATGTATAAACAACTACAAGAAAGGGGATATGCCAAGCCATTATTAACTTCGTATATTCCATCATTTGATCCAGACAATGATCCGGCTGGTAGAACACAAGTTCCATGGAGAATGGATTTTGATAGATTCATACCAGAAGGTGCAGTATTTTTTCTTCCTGCTTCTATTCCGGATTGGAAAAACAAAACAGAACCAGTGCCATCCAGATTTTATTCTGCACACTTTGCTTTTACAACTGGTCAATTTTGCAAAGAAGTACAACACGATCCAGAATATTATTTTCACGGAGAAGAAATTAGTATAGCAGTTCGTGCATACACACATGGATATGATTTATTTCATCCACACAAGATAATTGCATGGCACGAATATACACGCAAAGGAAGAACCAAACATTGGGACGATCATTCTGGTGCAAAAAGAGAAGAAATTGTTGATAAAAAAGATTGGGGTCAACGAAATTCCGAGTGTCATAAAAGAAATAGAGTATTATTTTCCATGGATGGTGAAAATCATAATACCATTGATTGGGCAATATACGGATTTGGAAAAGTGAGAACTTTGAGAGAATATGAAAAATATTCAGGTCTTAAATTTTCAAACAGAGCCGTTCAACAATATACATTGGATAAAAAATATCCGCCCAATCCACAAATTTTTGAAACCGAAGAAGAATGGGAAAAATCATTTTCTAGTATATTCAAACATTGCATCGACATTCAAACATCACAAGTTCCATTGGATGATTACGATTTTTGGTGCGTAGCATTTGAAAAAAACGAAGAAACTATATATCGCAAAGATTGTGATGAAAATGAAGTCAAACAACTAAAAAATGCTGGCGAAAATTCTTACATCAAGATTTGGCGAGAATTTGATTGTGAAAAAAAACCAGATAAATGGGTTGTATGGCCATATAGTAAGTCAAAAGGTTGGTGCGATAAAATAACGGGAAAATTGTAACTTATGAAATTGGTGGTGGTTATATGTCATTTCAAAGAGAACTTAGATTGGGTGAAAGATATCAAACACCCATATCTTGTGTATAACAAGAATCCTAAACAAAATGACAAATTTGAGTTCAATATGCCAAATGAAGGATATGATACAGGAGCATATTTGAATTACATAATAAACAATTATAACAATCTTCCAAATTTTGTATGTTTTTCTCAAGACAATCCGTTTGCTCATTGCAGCAATTTTTTGGATTTGGTCAATGGTTTTGATTTTGAAACTGAGTTTTTGCCTTTAGGAACCACATATATCAGAGACAATTATCAAATACTATCGTCTACAATAAAATATGCAGAAGAAAATGGAATACAATATACTATTCCAATAAAATTTACAAGTGGATGTCAATACATAGTGTCAAAAACTATGATATTGAAAAACCCGTGTGAATTTTATGAAAAAATTTTGAAAACCGTAATGTTGGGAAAGGTTATAACTCATGTAAATTATACATTGGAATATCTGTTTCCAACAATATTTCACTTTAACTCCGATTTAAAAACTACATACAAATGAAGACTTCTTTGATAGGACTATCAAACAACGTAACAAATAACATTGAAAAAATAAAACTTTGGTCAAACAGTTTTAGGAAATACTGTGATGGTGACGTTGTTCTTTTGTGTGCAAATTCAACCACACAAGACTTGAAATCTTGTGAAAATTTGGGAATAAAGCCCGTTGAGGTTGTTGTAAAAGATACTTGGTTTATAAACCATGAAAGACTGAAGCACACCGCTGATTATTTGACATCGTCTAATACCGATTTGTTTATTGCAACCGATGTATTTGATGTAGTGTTTCAGGGAAATCCATTTGATAATCTTGATACTTCTAATTATGATCTGTTTGTTAGCGGAGAAGGAGTGAATGTTGGAGAAGAACCGTGGAACTCCGACAACATCAACAAGATTTTTCCGGAGAGTTTCCAAGAATGCAAAAAAACGGAAGTAATAAACTCCGGTATCATTGCAGGAAAAAGAGAGGCATTGTGTAACCTTCTGTCAAGAATGTATCAACTGTGTGAAACTGGTTCCAGTGCGCATAACATCAAAGACCAAGCTGCCCTCATTGTGATGGTGACAAAGAATCAAATAGACAACTTGAAAATTTTCAATTTGGACGACGGCTGGGCAATGCACTGCGCAGTTTCGGGTCCAACTCAATTCTTTGAATCTTGGGGATTTAAACACAAAATAAAATATGGAATTCCGGAAATGATGGACGGTTATGTGGTAAACAAGTTCGGAAAAAAGTATGATATGGTTCATCAATTCAACAGAGTACCAGAATGGCACGAGATTATAAAGAAAGTAAACAACCTATGAATGATACTGCCGTAGTGCTTTGCACATACCCAAAGACTTTTTCAGGAGACTGGTACAATAATATCTTTACATTTCGTGATCAAAAATTTCCCATTTTTGAATTGGCGTTTGATAACCAGACTGCAATGACTTCCGATGAAGTAAGTGCAAAATACCAAGGAATTCCTGTCACACTCTTTGATGATGCATTTTTTGCAGAGCACAATTTCAACAGACCTATCAGCCATATGCATAGATGGGGTAATCACCAAAATCCAAAATATTTTTATGCACATTTTAGAATGCTTGCATATTATATAAAAAATCCAAACTATAAATACTATTGGTTTTTTGATGACGATGTGAGTTTTGATGGAAACCTAAAACAGATTCTTGGTGACTATGAAGCATACGATGATGATTTTACTGCAATACAAGTATTCCAAAAAGAACAGTATATTGGATTTGATAGAATAAGTGTTTCCAACAATAGAATGGGCTCTGCTGGCAATTGGTTGGGATTTGCACCGGGTCCCGGTGATAATTACAAATCAACAGATAAGCATATGGGATCTTTCTTCCCAATCGTAAGATATTCAAATAAATCCTTGGCATATTTGCTTGAATTAAATAAGCAGGGATTCTTTGGATACTCGGAAGGATTTGTTCCTACTTCGCTGGCAAGTGCTGGGTTTAGCGTATCCAGTATGCTATCGGAACACGATAAATATTTTATAAAAACAAACGCAAATTGTATTTTAAAACATAAACGAGCATTATTTACTTGGTCATGGATATAACATTTTGTACATTTTATTTTGATATAGACAGAAAAAATTGGGACGCTTTTACTGTGTCTAATGAAATGTATATGCACTGGTTTGATAATTTACTATCGCTTGATATAAATTTATACATCCTGACCGAGAGAAAATTTGTTGATAGGATACTGAAAACGAGAGTAAAAATAGACCCAGATCTCAGCAAAACCATAATAAAAGAGACGACAATAGATCAATTACCATCATATAAAATGTTTAATGATAAATTGGAAAAATTGATGTACTCCGACGAATTCCAAATGGCGGTACATCATAAGCACGTTCCCGAGATGACAAAACCTTTGTATAATGTGCTGATGTTCAATAAGGTAAATTATTTACAACAAGTGTCAGAAATAAATCCATTCAACACCGAATATTTTGGTTGGGTTGACGCCGGTTTTATCCGAGGAGCAAATGAAATTGAGAATATTAAGAAATGGCCAGACCCATGTAAATTGATGCTTCGCAATGACAAAATAAAATTCTTTTGTATAAATGACAATATAAAAAATCACACGATAGATATAAAGCTGCATGTTATGTCTCAAATGAGATTGTTGAAAGGAACCATATTCTTTTTGCACAGAGATTTGATTTCTCCATTGCAAGAAGAATTTTGCCGACAGGTTAAATATGTTCTGGACCAAGGGTATGTTGGTAGTGACGAGAAAATTTTCGATTTGTGTTGTCTCAACAAACCCGATTGGTTTGATTTATACAAATGCAATTGGAGAGAAGAATTGAAACTTTTTTCATATGAATATAATAAACCACCAGAACCAGTTTTAAAAACCGAAAGTAAAACAGAATATACCGTGGAAGTTGAATGGACCGAATGTGATATAGAATTGTGCAACGATTTTAAATTTTTGTTTTTTTGTATAGAGGATGATAAGCACGAATCTATATACAGAGAAGATTTACAAGTAGATTCGCTGGAAACATACGAAAAATTTAAAAATTATAAAAAAACATATAAGATTGTATCCGATAGAAAACCCACAAACTTTGTTATATGGCCGGTATCAAAATCAAAAGGCTTTTTGAAATATGTAAACAAGCCGGTTCTTTTATTGTGATTGAGGCAATCTCCTGATACATGTAGTCTCATGTGTGTGACAAAATGATACACATAAAATATGTATTTTTTATTTCTTACGAGGTAAACAGTGTGACAAAATATTTGGCACGAAACATGATAATGTATATATGTCGGTGTTCATAATGAAGCCGATATAAATAAAGGATACAATAAATATGTCACTAACTAAATACACACGGGATGAGTTTCTCACCCCTTTTGATAGATTGTTTGATGAAGTTTTCAATAACTTCGGAGTAACACCATATATAGGTTCATATACAAAAACCAGTTTTCCAAAAGTGGATGTGGTTGAATATATAGATAAACTTGTGCTGGAAGCAGATGTTGCTGGACTAGACAAAGAAGATGTGAGTGTTGAACTAGAAGGCGATACTCTAACCATTCGTGGTGGAAAGAAGCCAGCATCAACTGAAACAGACAATGGTGCTCGTTATGTTTATAGAGAAATAAAGCGTTCAAGTTTTGTTCGTTCTTTTGCTGTTGGCGAAGGTATTGATAAAAGTAAAATAAAGGTTGATTATCAAAATGGAGCAATCAAGATTATATTGCCCAGAATTAAAATTGAAGAACAAAAGCCACAAAAAGTCAAATTGCTATAAGATAAGTGTTGACAATTGATATATTGTCATACATTATATCATTTGTAAAGGTTATATAAAGTTCCAGTTCTTATGATAATTGGATGGTGGAGGGTGATATTGAGTTCAATCGCCCCTAATTCAGCCTCACAGAAATGTGAGGCTGTTTTTATATATAACTTTATAATAAGTCATCGCAATGGTCAGTAATGTTGATATTTATATGTTCAGATAAATTATATATACAACATGAGAATTTTAGCATATTCAGTATTATTGAGTGCAATTGTTATATCTGCGTGCGGTGCTTATTTTAGCATCGTTGGTTTGAAACTGCTGTTTGTTGGTGGCGGCATATCCATTATAATAATGGGAAGTGCTCTTGAAATTGGTAAACTTATCACTGCCACATTTCTCAAACAAAAATGGAACGACATAGGGTTGTGGATGAAAACATACATGACATTGGCTACATTTTTTCTTATGTTTATAACATCAATTGGTATATATGGATATTTAAGTGCGGGATATACTACCACATCCATTGCTGTACAAGGCTATGAACGTCAAATAGAAGCAAATATAACCAATATCAATGAAATGGATAAAGAGATAGCATCATTGAAGACATCAACTTATAATGAAGCAGAAATACGATCTATTGAAGACAACAGAAAGAAAATAATTGAACAGCGTACTTTGCTTATAAATCAAAAGAGTCAGCAAACAGAAACTATAAGAAAATCAACTGACACAAACAAAGATGCTTCGGCTGATATAATATCGGCAAAACAAGCATTGGAACTTTCTAAATCATCTACAGATTCTGATATTGGCAGAGAACTTGAACAAATAAAACTGTATAATTCACGACTTGAGATATTGGACAAAGAAGTACAAAAATGGATAGACCAAGGCAGTGGAAACATATTCAAAAAAGGTGGCTTGGACAAAGCGCGAGAAATCAAACAATCACAACAAAAAGAACGTGATGACATTGATACTCAAATAAAATCTTCACAAGACAGAATAGAAAAACTTCGTCAGCAATATGCTGGTCAAGTAAAAGAATATAATGATCGTGTGGTAGCAATTGAATCTCGCGGCAAATCTCAAAGAAGTGAAATAGATACAAATATAAAGAATGTTGAAAAAGAAAGTGCTGAAATTGCGGCATCTATAACAGCATACAACAAAGAAACAGACGAAAAGATTGCTACATTAAACACCAAAAAAGGTGAAATGACTGAACAAAGTAAGCAAAAGATAACTGAATATCAAAATAATATACAAGCGTTACGAGCACAAAACACTGATACACAGCAAAAAATTGTGAACACAGATGTAGGCACCTTCAAGTTTATTGCTAAAAGTCTAAACATTCCATTGGACGATGCAGTTAATTATTTTATTTGGACCATTATTGCTGTGTTTGATCCATTGGCAATATGTTTAATTTTGGCGTTTAATACATTGATTGGGACAGGTGAAAAATCAAAAAATAAACAACAACCAAAGATTGTGACAGAGCCAGAACCAACGCCAACGTCCACACCAGAACCAACGCCAACGTCCACGCCGACGCCGACAACTGCACCAACGTCCACACCAGAACCAACGCCAACGTCCGACGCAGTTGCAGAAGATGTTTTGGTCAATGAATCTGTTGTGGTTGATGTTGTTGTATCACCAGAATCAATTTCTCCAGACGGCACGCTCAGAACATTGCTGCCACCAGCACCAATCAATCCACATGGCATATCAAGTGGCAAAGTTAAAATGCACAAAGAATAATTCTTTACATTTTGTTTATTATGTATTGACAATATAAACATTTAGCATATATATGTGAATTGTATATACGACCATTCACAAAATATGAGTTACAAAATTGTCAAAAATAAAGATATTCTACACAAAAAAACCGAACCAGTATCAACAATACAAGAAGGTGAAGAAATAGCCAAGAAACTGATTGAGGCTTTGGATACACTTTCACATGGTATTGGTCTTTCTGCCATACAAATAGGAATACCCAAGGCGGTATCAATTGTAAGAGTTCGTAAAGATAATCCGCCTATTATTCTAATGAACCCAACAATTGTTGAGGCAAGTAAAGAAAAACTCATATTCACCGAAGGTTGTTTGAGTTTGCCCGGCAAGCTTACCAACACAGTTCGTTCACTGAAGGTCACGGTGTCCACTCTCAATCATGCCAATCCTCTTTCATTTGGACCAGATACAGACCCCATCACCCAAGAATCTGTGGGCAAGGATTTGGGTTTGCTAGAAAGTATATGTATCCAGCATGAAACAGATCATACCAACGGAGTGTTGATGATTGATGAAGGCATTCGTTTTGTTCCAACGGTCGATAAAAAAGTGAAACATGGAAGAAATGATAAAGTTATGGTGGAAAAATCCGGAGAAACTCAATATATAAAATACAAGAAGGCTTTGGAACTCGTGGAGCAAGGCTGGAAAATTCTATAATATGAACATAAACATTGATAACCTTGAAGAAATAAAAGAACTGCTTGAACATGCACTTGAACGACATAGTTGGCCAGCCGTTGAAGATGCTCTAACAATACTAAAAGAAGAACTTGGTTATGAAGCCGAGGAACTTGAAGAAGACGAGGAATAATTTATGTGGATAACAATATTAATGGTTTTATTTTTCATATCAACATGTGCGTTGGGATATGCATGCTACAACATGCTAAAAAAGATTGAAGTACACGAAGAATGGATTGAATATTTTAGGGGTGAGGTTGTGCAAGTTAAAAAGCGACTCAAGATGGTGGATGACAAACAATTATTTTCAAACGATGACGATGTTGGTTTTGTTTTCTCCGAAATTCAACGGGTTATAAATGAATTTGACGAAAAAATAAAATAAATTTTTGTGATTTTTTTGTGATTTTTATTAAACTTTTTTATATTTATTGATATGGGAAGAAAACCATTAAATATAACGAAGGATCAAAAACGTGAAAGACACAACGAACAACGAATGCAAAGTTATTGGAAACACGCCGTCAAAGAACGAGCCAATAATCTCGCGAGATATCACACAAAAAAAGATAGGGATATACGGATTGAAAAATAAAATTACAAATAAATGGTATGTTGGGCAAACATGCAACGAAATAAAAAACAGATTTTCTGATTACAAGGGGTTACGATGTAAAGGTCAACCAAAAATATATCGCGCGATATTAAAATATGGATATGAAAATTTTGAAGAAATAATATTAGAACTTTGCAAATTAGATCGTAATATTCTAAATGAAAGAGAAACTTTTTGGATAAAAGAAAAAAATTCTTTGAAAAATGGCTACAATTGCAACGCAGGAGGTATATTTGACCACAAACCAATGCTTGGTAAAAAACACGCGGAAGAAACAAAACAAAAAATAAGAATTGCCCGAGCAAAACAAAAAATTGGAAGCGATCATGTTTCAATTGAAGCCCGTGCGAGAATGTCTGCGGGTAGAATCAATAAATCTCTTACATCGGAACATTGTAATAAATTATCAAAATCACATATTGGCATTAAACAGAGCGAAGAATCTAAGATCAAAATATCAAAATCTCTCATCGGCAGGCCAAAAGGAAAATGGACAGATGAACGGAAACTGAGAAAATCTCTATCAATGATAGGGATAAAACGGGGACCAAGAAAATTAAAAACACTCAAATAATAAAAATGAATAAAATTAAAAAAATCGGCAAATCTAAAAAGATTGCAAAAAAATCTAAGCCAACAAAAAAAGTTGTCAAAACTCAAAAGCCTAAAAATAAAATCAAGAAACAAACTGTGCATACTGAGGAGTTTCATGTAAATGAAAAGATTTCTCGCCCACGTGGTAGACCAAAAGGAAAAAAGAACAAAAAAGAGGCAGTTGAGGGGGTTGAAAAAAAGCTTTCTAATGTATACTTCACACCAGATACAGAATCGGCTATTGTTGCTTATAATGAAACAGAAGATCCAAGAGAAAAAGATAAAATATACAACGAAAAGATACAAGGTGCTTTTGGTAAAATAGCCGAAAACATTTATAATACATTCAAGTTTAGTTATGCTGATGTAAGTCCACTTGATATTCAGAAACAAGCCATTTCACATATGGTTGCAAACATGAGCAAATATGAAAAAGGAAAAGGCAAAGCATTCAGTTATTTTAGTATTGTAGCCAAACATTGGTTTATTTTGGACAATAATACAACATATCGTCGTTTCAAGAAACACGTTGAGATTTGTGAACAAACCGGAGACTCTGGTGAGTTTGTGGTTCAACCAGAACACGAAAAACAAGAAAGTGAAGCACGTGAGTTTATCAAACTAATGGTCGAATATTGGGACCAAAATGTGGGCAAGTATTTTACCAAAGATCGTGACTTGAAGATTGCAAATGCAGTTGTTGAAATATTCAGAAATGCTGATCGTATTGATATATTCAATAAAAAAGCATTGTATCTATATATACGAGAAATCGCAGACTGCCAAACTCAACACATTACAAAAGTTATAAATAAGCTCATGGAGCCACAGCGTAAAATACGAGAGGAATATTATAACACCGGAAAAATAACTGGTATTGATGCTTGACAACCAACGTAAAAATACTCACTCAATAACTATTTATAGGCATGGAAACATATGAATTTGAGATTTATAAGGGAAAAAGTTTTGCTTCTTTGTGCAAAGATATTATAAATAACTCAGAACAAAAGAAAGATCAGTTGGACATATTGATTACCGACCTAAAAGACATGATCAAGACTGTAAATGACGCTGTTACAATCGTTCCGTTGCTCAAGGAATATTTTGATGTGTCTGTGCGCAATGATGAGCAACTAATCAAACTTGCCGCAATTATTCAACGATTGATGTCTGGTAAGGTTGGACCGGACGGCGAAGGTGGTGGTACAATATTGACAGAAGAAGAAAAAAAGCAACTCATGTCGGCTATAGAAGAAACCGCCAAAACAATGAAGTCTCCAGAAAAATCAAAAGCAGAACCTAAATAATGTCATACACAGAAACAGAACGCAGAAGTGACCTCAACATAAAGCAAGATGACATGCTTGCTTCAAAAAGGTTCGTTATTGAACGCAAACCTGATACAAGTTATTTCTTTGAATTGGAAGAAGCGGTGGTGCTGGATATTATATTGGACGATAAACATCCAGCATTCACAGATGAATTGGATGCTAACGATTTTCCACCGAACATAGATGGCAGTGAACCGGTTGCTGGAACAAATGATTATGGTCAAGTTGGTGCAATAAAATTTAGATTCTTGAACAGTGAAAGAGGTAAAGATAAAGAACAACTTGGTTGGGCATATCCAATTGAAAATACTGGTATAACCGAGTGGCCGTTGATGAATGAAATGGTGATTGTTGGTAGATATATGGAAAGCTATTTTTATTCTCGTAAATTAAACTTCAAATCGGTTGTAAATAGCAATGCCAGTTTTATAACTGAGCGCGTTTCTGGTTGGGTAGATCAAAATACAGATGAATACAACAACGGAGAACCATACACTGGACCAAAATCGACATTGAATTTTTCTGGTGGAGAAAATTATACAGGAGTATTGGGAAACTATTTTAAATTCAATCCAAAGATTCGTGCTCTAAAAAGATATGAAGGAGATACTATATTAGAATCAAGATTTGGATCTTCTATAAGATTTGGAGCATACGATGACAACAGAAACAATGACTCTGGTATAGAAGGAGAATATGAAGATGGTGGCGGAAATCCAAAGATTATTTTGCGTAATCGTCAAGCACCAATCAAAAATCCAGAAGGATTTACAGCAAAAGGATACATTGAAGAAGATATAAATAAAGATGGATCGTCTGTTCATATAACTTCTGGAAAAACTGTATCAAATTTTCAACCCACGACAACGAACGCAATAATACGAGGAAACAAGTTGGTTAGTTTACCAAAACTGGACGGTGATCAGATTGTGATAAACAGCGATAGGTTGGTGTTTTCTTCGAAAGCTAATGAAATGTTTTTCTTCTCGAAAAAGAAAATTGGAATGACAAGTGACGACTCAATTTCCATATCCTGCTTTGATAGAATGACGATAACCGCATTAAAGACGGCGACAATAAATTCTCCTAAGATATATTTGGGAGACCATGGGAAAACATATGAGCCAGCGTTGTTGGGTAGAAGTACGGTGGCTTGGATGTATTCAATGTGCGATTGGATGTTATTGAATGTCAATACACAAATTCAAGTCCTAATGGCCCTACAGACTCACTTACATTTGACCAAAACTGGCCCAACCCTACTTCCTATATTACCACCCGCGTCAGTCTTGTGGGCGGAGCAATTGCTGTCTCTGCAAGCATCCCAGATTAGTTTGCTGGCTCTTCGCTCTCAATTGAGTTCACTCATGAGTGGTAGAGTGTTTGTTGCCGGTGGAGTTGATTAACATATGCCAGACATTCCATTATTTTCCGCACCAACCGTGTCTTTCAGTCCACCAACGTCTCTGTCTGCTATGACAAACAGCGTGACAACCACCGGTTTATCAATTTTAAAATCTCCTACAATATCTATCGGAGCGGGTTCTTCTTTATCTTCCATTGCATCTGTTTCTGGAATTTCCTCAACAATTGGTGGGGTTCCAAAAACATTGTCAGGCGCTGTTGCAAGTTTCGGGGCTCCAACGACGATTGGTGGTATATCGGCGGCGTTTGGAGGTCCAACTTCCCTGTCAGGTATCGCGGGTACCATGGGATTATCAACATCTCTTCCAAATTTTGCAGCATCACTGCCGCCGCTTCCAAGTTTGAATTTGCCAAACATGCCAAGCTTTCCAGGTTTGGATAAAGCCGGTATTCTTCTTGGTGCCGGACCAAAGTTTATTGCCGATAAAATTACAAAATACACAACTATAGTTCCGCCATTTGCACCTGGTCTTAAAATAAACATGGCAATGGTGGGTGGGGCAATTGCAATAATTTCCGCATTATCTTCGGGAAATCCCGGTGCAATATTGAAGTCGCTTGTTGAAGATATGGTAGATCAGGCGGTTGGCGATTTAAAAAACCAAGTCGGTGATGCGGTAAGCGGAGCTATGGGCCAGACCGGTATATCATCCATACAGGATCAAGTTCAAGGAATACAAGGAAACATCCAAAATGCAGCTTCCAGTGCAACTAGTGCGGTTGGAGACACTGTTTCTGGTGCCGTGGCAGAAAATACTTCCGGTGGAATTGCCAATCTAAACCTGTCGGCGGTATCACCGCCAATAAACAATACACTTTCGGGTGCCACGTCATTCACAAATGATAAAATAAGTGCATTCAGTTTCCCTCCATCGGGATAATTATCAAAAATACATTATATTTATAAAGGAATCATATATATGAACAAGAAAGAACTAGTAGAAATCATCAGAACGGTTGTACGAGAAGAGATAAATAACTCTCTTCCTCAATATCTCATGGAGGTATTGGCGGAAAGAATCACCGCCCAGCCAGTTATTACCGAACAAAAAGAACCATCTCAGGCTTCTGCACAAAGAAATAAGCCGTTGGTTACTTTCGAGGCACCTATCAAGAAATCGCCGGTACAAGCACCAAGAACTTTTTCGTCAAACCCAATATTTAACCAAATATTGAACGAGACGGTTGGCGGAGTACCGGACGAAAATTCGGCATCCGTTCCTTCCGTTATAGACACTATAAAAAATATGCCAAAAGAAGTGTTGGCCGAAAACAAGGATATTGCCGCCGTAGCAAACGCTATGACCAGAGACTATTCCAAATTGATGAAGGCAATGGATGCCAAAGCAAAGTCAGGTAGACCTGCATAAAAATGGCAAATACAACACAGACTTATGGTATAGTTCTTCCCATCACACATGGGCCGCAGGGTTATTTTAACCAAAGTCATAGTGTAATTGAACAAGTAAAATCCAACTTAAATTTGTTGCTAAAAACAAAAAAGGGAGAACGCAGAATGAATCCAGATTTTGGTTCTGGGTTGTGGAATGTTTTGTTTGAGAATATTACAGATGACATGACTCCAATTATTGATAGTACTATTCGCAGAGACATTGCCAAATGGATGAGTTATGTGAATGTGCAATCTGTGTCTGTGTTGAATAACAAAGATAATAATTATAATCGCTTGGATGTGTCTGTTGTATTCACCGTTCCATCCATTGGAGTTTTTGAACAACAAACATTACAGGTTGGTATGAACACAAATAATATATGATTTTAGACACACCAAAATCTTTTCAACCGGGAAAAAGAGATATTAAATATCTCAGCAAGGACTTCTCTCAATTGAAGCAGTCTTTGATTGATTTTTCTAAAACATATTATCCAAACACATACAAGGATTTTAGTGATGCTTCGCCGGGCATGATGTATATTGAAATGGCGGCTTATGTTGGTGATGTATTATCATACTACATAGATTATCAATTCAAAGAATCTATGTTGGTTAATTCAGAAGAGCGTCAAAATATTATTGATTCTGCTCGTTCGTTGGGCTACAAGTCAAAACCAACCGCACCCAGCGTCACAAATTTTGATGTATATCAATTGGTGCCATCAAAAATTTCAGAAGACGGTAGCATTGTTCCGGATATGAGTTATGCTCAAATCATAAAACCGGGTATGTCTGCTACCAGCGATTCTGGCGTTTCATTTTTAACAAGTGTGCCGGTGGACTTTACCGTAGATACTCAGAACGATCCACTTGAAGTTTCTGTATATCAACGCAACGCTGCTGGTCAGCCAGAATTTTATGTATTAAAAAAGTCCGCTGAAGCATTTTCGGGTCAATTGATAACCAAGACCGTGAGCATATCAGCACCATCTCCATTTTATAAAATATATCTTTCTGAAACAAATATCATTGAAGTTTTTGATGTATATGATTCTGACGGAAATCGGTGGCATGAAACAGATTATCTTGCACAAGATTTGGTGCCAATTGAAAGTGAGAATATATACAAAAACGATATGTCACTTTCTTCACACAGAGACACCGTTCCGTTCTTGTTGAAGTATCTTCGCACATCCAAACGATTTGTTACAGGAGTTGAATCAGACAATACAACATTCTTAGAATTTGGTTCCGGAACAAATATTGCCGACGACGAGATTATTGTTCCAAATATATATACGGTTGGAAAGCCAAACACATTCAGAAATGAGAGCATAAACTATGACCCAGCAAACTTTCTGTCGTCCAGAGCATTTGGACAAGCTCCAAGCAACACAACATTGACCGTTCGTTATATAACCGGCGGGGGATTAGAAAGCAATGTTAACGCCAATACTATCAAGAACATCACCAACGTAGAATTCTTTGGAGATATCACAGAATTGCCGGTATTTGAACAGGGGTTGACAAATTTGGTTAGACGTTCTGTAAAAGTAAACAACCCAGTTCCTGCTTCTGGTGGTCGCGGTTCAGAAACCAATGATGAAATTCGCAACAATGCATTATCAAGTTTTTCTGCACAAGGCCGAGCAGTGACCCAAAAAGATTATGTTGTAAGAACATACGCAATGCCTTCAAAATATGGTTCAATTGCCAAAGCATATGCCGTAGCGGATACCAACTTGGATTCTTCGTATATTCAACCACAACCAAACCAATTGTCTGTGAATTCATTTTCAGCGGAAAATACAAATCGCAAGAATATCAACCAGAATAATCCATTTGCTATCAATCTATATTTGCTTGGTTATGATACCAATCAGCGTTTGATAAATACCAATGAGGCAATTCGCCAAAATCTCAAGAACTATCTCAATCAATATCGCATGTTAACAGACAGTGTAAATTTATTGGATGGATATATAATAAATATCGGGGTGGACTTCACCATCATTGCTTATAAAAATTATAACAAACGTGAAGTATTGGCAAACTGTTTAACTTTGGTGCAACAATTCTTTGATATAAACAATATTCAGTTCTGTCAACCAATTAATCTTAGTCGTTTGGAGCTTGAAATTGCCAAGATCGGCGGTGTACAATCTGTTTCTTCGTTGAAAATCAAAAATTTGACATTACGGGATGGTGATTATTCTCCATACGAATATGATATAGTCAAAGCTACATTGGATAAGGTGGTATATCCATCAATTGATCCGTCTATATTTGAAGTAAGATTTCCAACAAAAGACATTGTGGGACGTGTGAGTTAATTTAGGTCAAATTTATTGGTTGGGGCGTATATTTATAATGTAAAGAACATAGTATATGCATTACTTTTTATATCCAACCAAAGACACCACCATCAGCAACGATCCGTCATATATGTTCAAGAACATGGGGTTGGATGAAATTCTTGAAGTGGAAAAACGGGTGTCTTATGGCAGCTGCTCAAGCAATAGTACATATTCCACATTGATTTCATTTACCAGTTCAAGCATTGAACTTTTGAGTGGATCTATGTCAGGCTCTTTTAATTCAGGCTCAACCGATCCAAAAGTTGTATCAAGTTCATATATTCAAACCAGTCAAGTTACTCAAGGTGCTGTATTGTCCAGAGCATTGTTGCAATTTGATTTGAGCGACGTGTCTGCTTCTATAGTATGCAACGAAATAGTAAATCCTCGTTTTTATCTTGTTCTCAAAACATGTGAATCTAAAGAAGTTCCTGTAAAATATACACTCGCGGCATATCCAATTTCTCAATCGTGGGGAATGGGTTCTGGATACAAATACGATGGTCAAGCTGCGTCTGATGGAGCAAATTGGAAGTTTTCTGATGGATTCTCTGAAAAATGGATGAGCGGTTCCTTGACAGATTGCAGCGGAGGTGGTGTGTGGTGGGTTTCATCAAGCCTACTAGGTTCTGGTTCTGGATATGCTCAACCGCCATACAATAATTCATACAATCCATTTCCAAACTGCGGAGACATTTATGTTCCCCCAGAAACTTCATCTTATATATCACCAGTAACGGGTGGATATGCTTGTACTCAATCGTTTGATTATCAAACTAGCGATGTTCGTATGGATGTAACTTCAATTGTAGAAGCATGGCTAACAAGTGGAATTAAAAATAATGGATTGATTATATTACATAGCGACGAATCAAGTTCTATTGATTATGGAAAATTAAGATTCTTCTCTAAAGAAACCAATACAATATATTCTCCGTATATAGATGTTTCATGGGCAGATGCTATCATTGAAACCGGTAGCGCAGATCCAATTCAATTAAGAGATGCTGTTGTTGATATGAAGAATCTTGCTAAAGAATATAAGCACGGTTCTATTTTGAGAATGGATGTAACTTCAAGAAAGCGTTATCCACAAAAAACATTTACCAATAAACTTTCGGATTATTTGACTCCATATTATTTACCAAGTTCAAGTTTCTATTCTATTAAAGATGCCGAAACCGAAGAGTCTATATTACCATATGATGAATATACCAGATTGAGTTTTGATTCATACGGAAACTATTTTATGTTGGATACAACCGGTCTTCCTCAAGAAAGATACTACAAGGTAGAAATTCGTTCGGAGCAAAGCGGGTCTATATTGACATTCACCGTTCCAACCGCATTCAAGATTTCTAGATGAACGCAAATCCAAATCTAACAGGTTATAATCAAGATGATGTACAAACCCTGTATTCCGTTGGTTCAATTGTTCCAAACATAGATTCATACGGTAATTTGATTATACAAAACATACAGGGTCAGTTGTATTCATCATCAATAATGATTCCTTTACAGAATGTTGTGTATGATCCAACCAAAGTGGAAACAAAATATGATGTTACATTCAAAGAACTATGAAACTCACAGATATAAAATATAGAACCCAATCAACATCTTCTTTGAATGTTGGCTCTACTTTTTCTGAAAACGATCTGAAGTTTTACACCGAGAACCAAACTTATGTTAATTTTCCGTTTGGAGAATCTGATAAAGACGCAATAAAGATTTCTGTATTCAACTTTGATGAGTCTCAGATTACTGCATCTGTGGTTGTGTCATCCGGTTCGTATACAAAAAACACCCAGTCATACTATGATGTAACCAATAAATATGTTACTTATTCATATCAGAAATTTAACAGTACATTTCCTCTAATAACCTCAACAACGGGTTATTCGGGGACATCCGATTCAGCGAATATATCGGGGTCCATTTCAACAAGTTCTCTTTTCTTGGATATGTCCAAGGAGTTGAACAAGCTGGGAATAACCGACGGAAATTACAAGGTTTCCATAGAATTGTTGAGAAATTTGGTTGGAACGGAATCTGGATCGGATGAAAGGTTGATAATAGATACAATCTCTACATCAAGAACCGAGATAGCGGTAATTCCAAAAACATTGAAAGGAATACAATCAAATACGGTTGATGAATTTAATGTATTTTCAAATTATCAATTTCAGATAAAAGAAATCGCAAAGAATATTACTGATTCTATTTCTTCATCTCCTATATATAGTTTGTATTACGCCGCCAAAGATCAATATCAAACCGGTGTTGCTAGTTTTAAGTATAATTACGGACTGAATGCTCGGAGTTCCGAAAATGACAGTGACATTGATGTTATAAATTTTCTTACGGACATATTCTATGGAGTAAGAAAAGGAAATATACGCAACGATGGTGAAATTTCTACCAATGACATTCTGGGAATATATGATCAATTTAAAAACTGGCTATATGAGAATTATGAATCGGGTTCTAATTTCCAAGATGTCCGCGACTACTACTATAGCATATTCAGATTCATAGTTGATCAAGAACTCAACAGAATAACCAACAGAAAGCCGGATGATTATAACTCTATAATAGAATTTCTTGGGTATATCTATTACAATCTCATTTTTTATCCAAAGATTTATGTTATAGAAGCAAAGCACAACATATATTTGTCGGGATATTTCAAGAATTATATAAATTTTGACGGAGATAGAAAATATTCCATTCTAAACAAGAAGGTGGTCTCCGCCTCCGACCCAAGATTTTACGATAAGTTGGTATTGAAACTGAGCGATCCCCTACCAGCATCAATATCGGTTGGCGACGATTTCTGGATCACAAACAACTTTGGATTTCTTCCAATAGTTCAGAACTTATATTATTTTACCAAACCAAATATACAAACGATTCCGTTGAAGGGTCCAAATTTTTTGGTCAGGATTGAAAGCCAAGGAAATGCCACGGAAACTTTATCAATGGAGCAATTGATAAATCAAACCGGCAGTGCCTATAATGAAATTGTTTCCAAAATAAGTGTTCCATTTGATACCATTGTTGATAACACAAATTACAGAAATTTTGGAAACTTTGTTAATTTTTCATCCGCGACTTTAAGAATTTCAACATTTGATACAAAAAAATCGCAGATTGAAAAATTGCAAGGCGACATGGAATATTTTACAGCCGAGCTTGATAGAAATCCAGACGACCTGTTTTATATAAAACAAAAAACAGACGCAAATACGGAAATAGACAACATTGAAACTTCAATGGACGGATATGAGAAATTCTTGTACAATAATCCCGCGTGGTATCCGGAGCATATTGGTTCTGCGTCTTTGTATGATCGCAACAATGGAAATTCTTTAATTAATAATCTCCCACAATTCATGGTGGAACAATCGGACGATAATGTTGATTATATAAAATTTGTTGGTATGATTGGTCATTTCTTTGACAATCTTTCTTTGACCATCAAACAAATAACCGAGAAAAACAATTATTCCAACAGTCCAAATTATGGTATTTCTGTGGACATTGTTGAAGACATGCTGGCATCGCTTGGGTGGGAAGCAGAGATTTCTAGTGAAAATCTTCCACTGCTGCTGTCTTCATTCAATCAAAATGATTTTGATGTTGGCTCGGAGTTGTATAACCAAGCCAGACAATTGTCTGAAGAACAACGCAATCAAATCATCTGGAAGCGTATTTTAAACACCCTACCATATATCTACAAAACCAAGGGCACGGAAGCTTCATTGTCATCATTGTTGAGTTGTTTTGGCATACCAAAGAATATCATAAAAATAAAAGAGTATGGTGGAATTAAAAATGTACACAATCTACAAGATACTTCCGAGTATGTAATTGATGAAGTAAAATATGAACCATATTTCAGTGGAAGTGCAGAATATTTCAAGGTCAACTGGACTGGAAGTGCTCAAACATTAGAATTCAACTTTGCGTTTGATACGACCAAAACCAGTGACGTTGGACATGTGTTCAGACTGGCGGAGTGTCCAGGTAGTTGGTTAGTAGGTGTGTATCGAGACAAAGGATTGGATTGGGGAAAATTATTCTTTAGCTTGGACGATGGCTCCGGAAGCGTAAAGACGATCATGACCAACAGGGCACCGGTGTTTGATGGTAACACCTATCATGCCATGCTTCGCCGCAATGACGCATCTCAAGAGTTTTCTGTTTACAATTTTACTCCGTCGCAAATTGATCAGTATCCAATCAAGTATGATGTATATCTTCAACGTGCCGAAGATTCGAGAATTACATTTTTTACAACCGCAAGTCAATATTTGAGTGGTAGTTACAACACACAATTTCGTTCTGGTTCGCACGTATATATTGGTAATTATAACCAGAACACCGCGTCTTTAAATGTTGATCCAGAAGCATTTTTTGGAAATATTGACGAAATAAAGATTTGGGAATCTCCTGTCAGCGATTCTGTTTTTGAAAATCACACATTGCATCAGAATGCATATGATATGAATTCACCGGCAGATGTGATTTCTGACAATCTAATCAGAATATCGTTTGAACGTCCGTTGGAATTGTATGCACAATCAAACTCCACCACCTTAAATAATTTGTCGTTCAGAAGTGACTTTCCAACGTTTGTTGCAATAAACTTCCCAAAAAATAATATTCCTTTAACACAAACCAGCGAATGTGATCCTACAAATGGATCAGCATTTCCGTGGCAGTTTACTCGCAAGGATTCGAGGCAGACAGTAAAATTACCAGATTATGGTGCCGGTAAGTTCGGCAGTAATAAAATAAATTATGTTGAACAAGAATTGATATCAAACTTGTCTTCAACCGAAAGATCGTCCCTGCAATCAAGTGAACTTGTTGGCGTGGGATCTAATAGACTTGGTATATTCTTTTCTCCTTCCGAAATTCAAAACACAGAAATAATAAAGTTCTTTGGAAATTATCCTCTGTCTGAATTGATTGGAGATCCGTCATATGTGTATGCAAGTTCATACACTAGATTTGAAAAATTCAAGCAAATATTTTACGACCAAGGATTTGGTGCAATAGACTATCAGTTCTTTATGAACGTGGTAAGATTCTACTTTGACAAAGCGATGTTTAAATATATAAAGTCGGTTGTTCCGGCCAGAGCCAACCTTGTTGATGGTATTTTGATTGAACCATCCATCTTGGAGCGTTCAAAGATTCAGTTGAAACCAATTATACAAAAAACCATTAAACAAAAAGAATCACACATAGAAGTTCGCCGTGAAGTTTTTGGAGCACAGTCGCCAAAATTGGAATATACTTTAGTGACAAAAAATGAAGGAGCGTCAATTTTAAGTGACGTGAATCAAATATTTTTTCCAACCGACGAAGACCAATACGGATTTGGAGTATATTCGGACAATGGATTGACATACTATGATGGAGAATATTATAGAGCGGATGTGATCAAACTAAAAAAACAATATCAAGTATACAACAAATATAATCTGCCAACCAACACATCTTCGTTGAATGATCATGAAATCAATGTCAATTTGAACGGAACGGTTCAGACAATATCATCTTCTTATTACAAAATAAATCTGGCAAAATTGCCAACATTGACTTCATATATCACGGCAATTTCTTATGAAGATATATACTATAGTGGAAGTGTGAGCTTCACACCACCATCAACCGGTTCGGTAATATCACACACAGTATCGTCTGCACATTCATTGAATGGACGGATAGTATCTGGGTCTGTTTGGGGATCAACCGGAAATGGTGTGATACTTCCAAACGGTATTTTAATAAATTCTGATTATGTTTCGGCATATCCAATTATTTATACCGGAGTTTTTGGTTATTCTGGCGGAACATATCATTTCGTTGGAAGTATATTCGGTGGAGTTCCGGCTACATTGAATTATGCAAAGTATAATACAACATTTTTGTCATCTGGCACTGGACCTGTTACTGATGACTTCAAGTATAGAACATCAGGTACTTTCTTCGGTTCACTGCCGTCTAGTATTAATTATAGAAAAAATATATCCATGTTATATTATCCCAAAAATGCTGAATTGCTGATTGGATATTTCAATAATCATCATAAATACGGTAAACAGCAGTTTTCTATAAAAGAGATAAACTCATATGACAACACAAATACACGGTTTAAATGGAAGAAGAACAGCCAAAATAAAAAAACTACTGTTGATGTAAAAACGGGATTGTTGAATAACTCTGACCCAATTGAAACAAAAACAGTATAAAAATGGTAAAAAAGCAATCGGATATATATTTATTGAGAAAGTAACACTATATGGCGTATATCAATAATGAAATAATAACAGTAGATGCGGTCTTGACAAAGAAAGGCAGAGAGCTACTTGCGGCAAATGGCGGGTTGAATATCAAGTCATATGCCTTGGCCGACGACGAAATTGATTATCGTCTGTATCAACCAAATCATCCACAAGGTTCTGCCTATTATGATTTAGCTATTCGCAATACCCCTGTGTTTGAGGCGTTTACCGACGAAACGCAATTGTTGAAATATAAGCTCGTCACTCTTCCGTCCGGAGTTACTTCGATCCCAGTAATTTCTCTCGGACAAAGCGCAATTTATGTGGACAAGGACTATAAGGGTGAAGTGGTCATTGTTCCATCCACCAACCCAGTTTACAACACAACTCTCGGTTATACGGCAATTTTGTCCAACAAATCGGCTGGTACAATAATCGGTGAACAACTTCAGAATGTTACAACCGCAACCATTCCAACTTTCATTGGTGACGTTTCTTCGACGACTGCACAAGTTAGCCTTGGTCTTCGTTTCCGTTTTGTTCCAAACTCGGCATTGACACAAACCTTGAGCGCAACCCTCACGGTGATTGGAAATGAAAGCGGCGGCTCTGTGACAATACCGGTTAGTGTGAATGTAAAGGGAACCACGTCCTCTTAATAATTTACCACAATGATTTTTAAACAATTTGATTCAACAGACATAGTGGCCGGAAGAACTCAACCAGTTTCCACTGGGTTGTGGAGCGACGGTGAGTCGGTATGGTCGTCATTTTATACCAGCAGCCGCCAAACACAACAATCTTCTTCTCTTTTTGAACCATTAAATGGATTGTATTATACCAACGTATATGATGCTCCAACAGGATCATCAAGTTCGGACATTTATTTTTCAATTGCATATGGTCATTATGCTGGCTCGGGTTCTTCCGCGTTTGATGTAAATTCTTCGCAAGGCAGTTTATTGTTTCCAACCAAGGTAATATACAATCAATATAGAAATTTGTTGCTGTCACCGGGAGATGATAAGTTCACGTTTGCAACTTCTTCAATTTCCGGTTCGGTAACAAACGCCGATGATATTTACGCAATTTCTTTCAGAAATGCCAAGTATAAAGACAAACTAGATCCCGGTCAATTTGAGATGACATTGAGCGGCTCTGGTGTTGGCGGCATTGCAACCAGTGTAACAATAATCGACGACTCCAGAGACAACCCTGACACCGGAGTACAATCCGGCGGAAAAAGATACAACTTACTTCAAGGAACCTTGGTATCCGGTTCGCTTGCCACAAGAAACTATCAAGGAATTGGTTTGATGTATCCAGACTTGGGTATTATCATTCTCAACGCCAAGAAGGTACATGAATTGATTGGTAAAGTTGATGGATACTCTTTGTATTGGAATACTGCAAACGAGTGGGGAACCAATTTTTCGCGCATGTCAAACGTATTATTTACTGCCATAAACAAGGGTGCGGCATTGAGTAGCATGAAAGCTAGAATAACTGAATATGTTCCTGCTCGTCATTTCTTTGTTCGAGTGAAGAACCAAGAATACAACTACAGCAACAATCCAACATTTGTAATATCCGATAACGATAATCCAAGCAA